CAATGTGTTCGTGAAGATGTAGGCCTGTGGCTTCAAGGTTTCCACTTAATGCGTCAATGTGTTCGTGAAGATGTAGGCCTGTGGCTTCAAGGTTTCCACTTAATGCGTCAATGTGTTCGTGAAGATGTAGGCCTGTGGCTTCAAGGTTTCCACTTAAATTCTGCAAGAACTTAAGAATATTTATCCCGCTAATATAAAAAGTATTAGACCTGCCTGTCTGAAGTGTTAAGTCTCCGATAATTGAAAATTCGGTTCGTCCGCTAATAACCTCTAAATTTTCTCCAGATAAATCTATGAACGTTCCTGTCTGAAGAACTAAGTTGTCTATAGTGGAGTTTTCAGTTTGCCCACTAACAACCTCTAAATTTTCTCCAGATAAATCTATGAACGTTCCTGCCTGAAGAACTAAGTTGTCTATAGTGGAGTTTTCAGTGTGCCCACTAACAACCTCTAAATTTTCTCCAGATAAATCTATGAACGTTCCTGTCTGAAGGACTAAGTTGTCTATATAGGCAGATTGAGTATATCCGCTAATTACTTCTACATTTTCTCCAGATAAATTTGAGAAAAATCCAGATGTAAAATTTAATACCTCTACATCAATCTGGTGGGTAGAAAGTTTTTTACCTTCAATTAATACAAGAGGATCGAGCGGTTGTTGGCCTATGATGTATTTATCAAGACCAATTCTTCTTAATGGATTCTTTATTTCAAAGAATTCCATGTTTATTTAATTACATCGTTATCGCCTGTTACTTTATATACTATAGAGTATTTAACTGTATATCCAGAAATAGTGTGAGGTCTTTTAATAAAAACCCTCCCTGCTTCATCATTATCTATCTTTACCCCCATATCTGAGTCAATAAATATTAAATCTTCATTTTTGGGTGAGACTGGTTCATTTTTATTTAACCTTCTGTCTGCAGTATGGAATTGTATTGGGTATGATGATTCATTGAAAATTACAATGTGATCCATTAAGCCTCTTTCATATAAGTTGTTATAATCCTCTAGTTCGTAGGAATTTATTAAACTCGCTGAAACGTTTTCTTGGCGAAGTGAAAATTGTGTGTCTGTATGAAATGTGCTAAATGAGTCAACGCATCTATCTTGAGGAGTGCATTCTGAATGTAAAAAATGTGCTGGGTGAGCTATTTCTAGTTCGCTTTTATTCATTCTTCCATTTTCAAAATAAGTGCCAAAAACATCATCCATTAAATTTTTATTTGTTCCGTAACAACTTCCAGAGTCAGTGCCATACCTTAAATTCTCTGGTATATCTTCCATTAATATGAAATCTTCTTCTATTTTTTGGTTAACAGTTTTTGTTCTTTTTTTATAAGGCTGAGCGTCACTTCGTTTTATAGTTACTCCTTCGCCGGAAAAACCAATATTACTTAATTTAGATATGACTCCAGAAAGAAGTTCGTGAGTTTTTGTGTCGGAATCTAATTCTACGTCAACATGTATATTAGAAAGTTCTCCAGAGATACCCGAGAGTAATCTATGAGTTTCGGTATCATCGATATTGATATTGGAAAGTTCTCCTGAAACCCCAGATAGTAATCTGTGAGTTTCTGTATCGTCAATATTGATATTGGAAAGTTCTCCTGAAACCCCAGATAGTAATCTGTGAGTTTCTGTATCGTCAATATTGATATTGGAAAGTTCTCCTGAAACCCCAGATAGTAATCTGTGAGTTTCTGTATCGTCAATTTTTAATCTGGATAATTCTCCTGAAACTCCGGATAGTAATCTGTGGGTTTCTAGGTCACTGTCTATCTCTACGTCAACATGTATATCTGATAGACCAGAAGATATACCTGAAAGTAATCTATGAGTTTCTAGGTCTGAATTATTAGAGTCAAGATTTGACAAAGCTCCAGAAATTCCAGAAAGTAATCCGTGTGCAGTGGTGTCACTATCTACAGATACATTAAAATTTATGCCAGAAAGATAGCCGCTTAGATTTGATACATCATCAGCTATTCCGTTTAAGATAGTATTTGTTGAAGTTAGATCTATTTCTAGGTCTAAATTTTCAACATTTAATTCTATTTTTCCTTGAGGCTCCCACCTCCCAGACTCTTTATTCCAGAAGTATTGAAATACAGGCGCAGGAGATAAGTGGTCTAACTGCGTAATATCCGAATATAACGGATTATTTTTATAATCTCCATTGGCCATACAGGAGATTATTACACTTAATTTTTAACTCTTATCCTGGGGGTGTTTCAACCCTCTTCTTTTCTTGCTATAATCTTTGAAATATTTTTGTTGAATAGGGTCGTAACCAAGCTTATCTTTGCGTTGTTGACTTAATTCTTTGCTTTTATCCATTATATCTCCCATTGTTCCTTTAGTGCTATCCGTTTTTTCTCTAAAAGATTGAGTACTAAAGGGATCTATGGCCGAATCAATACTTGCTTCTGGGCTGTAAAAAACTCTTTTCCATTTTACTCCATCTTCGTCTGTATATTCGTGTTGATCATTCATTCCTTGAATGATATCTATTTCTTCTGATGTAATAGGATGTTCGTATGTATATAATGGCATATTAAGATAATATTGTCTTTAATGTTTTTTTATAAGTAAATTTTTCTTTTAACTTTTGACCTTCAGTATTTAAGTTTTTACACTTTGTTTCTGCTAATTTCATTGACTCTATAAATTCATCTTCGTCAAATGTATAAATATTGCCTTGATTAAATTCCGCACCTTCTTTAAAAAAGATGTTATCATAGACAGGTTCTTTTCCTGCAGGATCTATTAAGATGCAATTTTTATTGTTAGCCCAATCTTTGTGAGCGCTACAGTTGAGAACTATACTCCACTTTCCTAAGCAGGTTGCATTAAATGAAGGCAGATTCCATCCTTCTGCACCGCTCATACCTCCTAGATCAATATCAATTGAATTAAGATAATCATTTACTTGAGAATTTTTAGGAAGAAATGGTAAAAAATTAACATTACCAACTCTTTTGCCTTCAAGTATGTTATTTATAATTCCCTCCATCTGTTCCTTTTTGAAGAATGGATTGGTAATACAGCATGTTAATTGGTAATCATAATTATTACCATATTTTTTAATCCAGGTTTTGATTATTTTTTCTGTATGTTTTCTTTTTTCAAACTTGCCCATAATTCCGAAATGTATTTTGTTTTGCATGTAAGTCTTGTTTGTGTTATAAAACGTATCATCAAAACCCAAAGGGGCAAAACTGGAATTTGAAAATAAAGCGGAAGCTGTTGAAGAGCTAAAAAAGGTTTTATCCTGAAACTCGCATAGTTTTTTTTCTTCTTTTGTTGGGCTATCTAATTCGTAAAATGTATATAGTATTTGTTTTTTAGATATTCTGTTTTCAGATCCATTGAGGTGCCACATTTGAAGAGTTGTTGTATCTTGATCAAGCATTGAGTATCTATCGTTGACTCCTTTTTCAACCCAATCTTTAAGATCTTTATCGATAGACCCAAAAGAGCTGACATCAACATTTCCATGCGGGAATATAGCTACGTTCATGTCTTGATTATACATTTCTTTTAAAAGGTTAAATGAGACATTTCCAAAAGAAAGAGAATTTAATGGGCCTTTGTATATTAAATTTTTCATATTAAAATGGTATGTCAGCGAATTCGTCGTCTTCTAGTATTTCACTGGCTTTTTGCTCTGCGACTTTATCTTGGTCTAATTCTTCGTTTTTATCTAGGAAATTTACAAAGTCTGCCCTGCAAAATATCTTAGTTCTATTCTCTCCGGTTTTTGAGGTCCAGTTATTTAATATTAATTTTCCTTCGATTAAAACTTTTCTTCCTTTAGTTAAGAACCTGTTGCAATTTTCCGCAACACTATTCCATGTTTCAACATCTATATAAAAAACCGAATTATTAATTTTATTATTTATTGCAATACTGAAACTGCATACATTATTGCCATTGGGTATTTTTTTTAAAATGGGATCTTTGGTTAAGTTGCCCAGTCCTATAAATTTATTCATATATCTTTGGATAGTTGTTCTTGGAAGTTTTTAACTGCGGAGTTATGTATATTAATGCAACCCTGAATGCTGAGATTCATTTCGTTGCCAATTTTTTTCCATGACATTAATTTATTCTTTGTTCCTTGCACATATCTCATTTCAAATATTTTTTCTACTCTTTTATCAGGGTGATCCTTTATTACCTCAATAACCTTGTTAAATAAATCCTGCTTAATGCTTTCTGAAATAGTATCACATTCTTCTTCTTCCGTTGGTAGGTTTTCTAGAAAATCGCTATGCCATGCAGGGCGCCTTTTGTTTCTATTGTATGTGTTTAAGCACATCCATTTGGTTTCATTGCCGAGATAAGTGCTAAATTTAGCACCCCTATCTTTATCGAATTTCTTTGCGGCATCATAAATTTTATATTCCTTATCGTTAATTAAGTCATCATAATCTATAAAGGGGCTATTTGGGCTTGCGTACGAGTTTACCATTTCAATATATATTCCACTGTGCCTATCAATTAATAGTTTCAAGCTATCTTCGACATCAACATTATTTTGTATGTTTTCTACAAGCGTTAAATCATTTACATCTTGATTCATAAAATAGATTGTAGTGCTTCATCTACAATATTCGATATTTCATTTTCGTTTTCGGGCGCAAAGTCCAGCCACTCTATAAAAAAGTCTGATTTACTTTTAAGAACAGGGTCATTATCTAATTCTTCTTTATTAGGAGCGACGATTCCGTCTCGAGTTACATGAACAGCTTTTCCACCCAAAGAGTGAACCCAGTCTATTTCATTTTCAAATCTAACATCGGTTATAAACACAACTTTTTTTTCTTTTTTCTTGTCTTGGATTTTACTATTAAGTTTATTAATCCAGCAGTTTGGGTCAATTTTTCTTCTTAAGTGTGTGCCGTAAGTAACCAAGAATGGCCTGATTAATTCTTTTTCAGAATTATTTTCTGTAAAAGAGGATATTCCTAAGTTATCTTTAAGGAAATCGTCGCACTCGTTCTTTAGTTCGTCGGCAAAAGCCATTCTACATGAATTTACTCCTTTTTCCCTAAGCTTGTCTCGAGCGAAAAAATAGAAACTGTCTTTACCGCTTCTAGCTAACCCTGATATGCCAACTACTTTCATTATGCTCCAAAAACAGTTTTAACATTACTGGACAATTCATGATGCCCTGCGTTAGCTAGCATTCTTGAGACGGAGTGATATGATATCAATTCATCGTATTCATCCTCCATTACATCTGGCCTTAGCTCATGAGATATCATGACTGAAGATAGTTTTAAGTCTCTTCCGTTCTCTTGCAGCATTCGGGTTAGTGTCTCGGTGCAAGCCTCCTCTTCTGATTCAGCCTCAATTATTACTGACCAGTCAGAGCATCTTATCATGTAATGCTTTCCTTTGGTTAAATCTATAAATTTCATGCATAAAGTATAACACCTTCTTTACAATTTGTCAATTCTTATATTTATAAATTATTAAAAAAATATTCAATGTATATCTATATTATTAACATCGTACAATTTTTTGTATGTCGCTGATACAATTTTTTGAATTCTGCTTGACTATTTGTTGAGTAAATGATATTATCGTTGATGATGAAAAAATTCACACAGATTCCTCTTGCGGTTCAGCAAGACATAATCAACGGCAAGCTTATTGGAAATGATCTTGTGGTTTATAATTATCTTGTATCAAAAGCTTCACATGGAAAGCCTATATATTTTTCCAACGATAGAATAGGAAAGGATTTAGGCGGTATGTCCTATGGTAAAATATCCGCCAGCCTAGGAAGACTGTCCAGTGCTCAGCATATTGTTAGAAAAAAAACTTGCAACAAAACACTGACTCAATTAAAAACCTTAGTCCTTGATCATAACACAATGTTAGTAAAAGGCTGTAAGCAATGAAAATATCAGTAAGAATGGAAGGTGGCTTAGGTGACCACCTGTTGGCCAATAGATTTATTCCTGCAATTAAAGAGCAGTGGCCTGGCTGCAGGATTGATTTGTGGTCTGACACAGAGGGAAATAAATTCCAATCAGATACCCTTAAAAAGATGTGGCCATCTCACTTTAATGATATTTTTGTTTTGGAAGAAAAAAGGTACAAAAGCCTTAAAATTAAATCTTCTAATTTTCCAGAAGAAGATTACCGAGGGTCAATCAAAAACGTAAAACCGACAGACCTTAAACTAATGGAGGGCGCTTACGATAAATTCTATGATCTTCATATTGATTCTCTTGAGTGGATGAATTATGATTTTGATTGGTTTAAGCATTTTCAAATCTTCCCCACTCCAGAAAAGAAAGGTAGAATGTTTCATCCTACCGCTCAGTTTCCAGATAAATTTATTTTAGCCCATCTTTATGCGAGAGATGGCGCGGATTCAAACATGGAAGATTGGTATATTTCCAAATTGGTAAAAAATATCACCCAAGAGTTCGATATGATCATCTTGTACAATAAGGAATCAGAACATAAATATAAAAAATTAATGTCAGAAGATAACGATAAACTCCACTTTATGAGCGAGTCCGTTGAGTCTATTTTTGATATTTCATCAAGATGCACCGCAATGCTTGCTATTGATTCAGGAATCAGATATATTCCATATCACTATGGAAAGCCAGTTTTTACATTCTCTAAATACTGCACCCAATATGGAGTTGTACAATATTCATACCTAATCAGGTGGCTACTCAACGATAGATATGTGCTACCACTACATTATGATATAAGCGGAGCCTCAACCATGTTAAAAAACTGTTTAAGAAATCCGGCCTACAGATTATACCCGCATCTTTTAGATAACATTGAAAAACTGGTTGCACAAAGAGATATTACTGAATACATTACAGAATGAAGACGGCGTTACTTTTTAGCGGAAAACTAGGGGATTGGGAGGACTCATCAATGTCAATTATGGAGAATATTATCTGGCCCTTAAGGCCAGACATTTTCGTTACAACTTGGGATGATCAACCGTCTTACGATTTTTGCAAATATTACAACCCCGTCAAAAGAAATATCTTAAACTTCAATCAAGTAATGAAAGTAATTGGCTCTATCGACAAACTCGATCGCGAGCCAAATCCAGGGCTAATACCTATGTTAGCAGGACTAAAAGCCTGCCATACATTATATCACAATCACAAACTACTTAAAAAACTAGATTATGATTTAGTAATTAGATTACGCCCAGACGTACAAGTTCTCGAACCAATTAAAATTCATGAAAAAAATGATTGCATAAAAAATAAATTAATTAGACTGCCCTTATTCGAAAGTGAAAATATTTACAATCACGAAGAAGAATTAAAAAAAGAATTCAGCTTCAGCTTTGTTTACGAAAAACAATCTCTACCAAATCAAATCAATGATCAATTTGCCATCGGACACCCAGATCAAATGGATAAATATTTTAATTCGCTATCGTTTCTAAGACAAGCAATAAAAATCATGTGGGAAGATGGATACCCAGAATATATGATTAAGGTTCCTGAATCAGTCATAACCATGTGCCTTAATTTACAAAATTGCAAATACAAGCAATTAACTGGTACCAATTCCTTTGGCAACATAAAAACTATTTTATGCAAAGATGGAAAAAAGTGGAGAAATCAAGGGCACAACTCTACAATCTACAATGAAAGCTCCAATAGTACTAACAGCCCATAATAGACCTAATTACTTTGAGCAAGTCTTAGATTCATTATCTCCGCAATGTTGGGACAGGAAGGTTTATTGTGTTGTCGATGGACCTAGATCCAAGGAAGATATTCCCTTAATTGAAGATTCATTTAAACTGGCCAACCAATTCATTCCTCACTGCGAAACAGTGATATCAAAATCAAACCAAGGTGTTGCTAGGATAATGAAATACGCAAGAGAATTAGCGCTCAAAGACCATGAATTTGCTATAATCATTGAAGACGATTCCGTATTACAACCCCATTACATACAGCAGTTAGATTTTCTCATTGATAAATTCAAAAACGACGACAGAATAGCAATGATTAATTGCTTCGGAGAGCATCATCGATCAAAAAAAACTCACCGTTATTCATATATAAATTATTCACATGATAGAGACGACAGACTTTCTATAGATATTCAAGAAGACAATAAGGATAAACTAATTTTAATGGACCATCTCTGGGCTTATGCGATAAGAAGATCTTCTTACGAATCAATATATGACATACTAGAGTCATACTGGAAGTTATTGCCGCAAGAATATAGATTCAGACCTCATGGAGAAATTTTAAAATTAATGTCTTCCATTGGAGCTGATCCAAGAAAAATCGTCTCAAGTCAAGACTCATGCACCTCAGCAGCCTTTGCGGCCAGGGGTTTCATTAAAGTATCTACGTTCACTAATAACTTCAACTACATAGGAGAAATAGGAGAGCATAGCAACCCTGAAAATTTCAAACTTGACAGTTGGTTAAATCAAGAAGTTTACAAAAAATTTCAAAACAACTTTATCTGGAACGAGGATGTATTTAAAGAAATCAAAGCTCACATGAAAAACAAATATTTAAAATGAAATCGTCAATAATTATTCCATTCAGGGACAGACACGAACATCTTAATATTTTCATAAAAAATACCCTAGAAGCTTTCGTTAAATATTTCAATCAACTCGAAATATTAATAATAGAGCAAGCTGACAATAAAAAATTTAATAGGGGAAAACTATTAAATATAGGCTTCCTGGAAAGTTCTGATATAGATTTTGTTATTACCCATGATGTAGATATTATTCCTTCAGAAAAATTAATTAAAGAATTTTACACTATCAACTCATACGATGCATTACGCATCTTTACTGCGCACGAAAAGTCTCTAGGGGGTATATGCAAACTCTCTAGCTGTAGCTTTCAGGAAGCTAATGGTTTTCCTAATAATATATGGGGATGGGGAATAGAAGATAGAGCTCTTTTCTATAGATATACTATCAACAAAAATAATATGTCAGACTACCTTAAAAAAACAACACTCAATATGTTAAAAAATTTACCCCATAAACCAAATAATGAAATCTATTCTGGCGAAAAGAAAAAGATATCAGACTTAGAGGATCTTATATTTAATACTGAAAATAAAGAAATTCAACTATCTCACTTTAAAAAAAGTGGCTTAAATAACATTAATTATGAGATAATATCTTCCCAAAAATTAAACAAACACACAAAATTAATATCAGTAAAGCTTTAATATTTATGAAAAATTTCTTTATAAAAAACAATTATACCTCTAGGAAAAATTTCCTACATTATGATGACACCAAGAATACGGACGGTTGGCAAAAAGAAGTTTATCTTGAAGCTAGGAGTTTCATGCAAAAATATGATCTTAATAAAGTAATTGATATTGGGTGTGGCTCCGGATACAAACTTGTTAAATATTTTAAGGAATACAATACCACAGGACTAGAAGTTGAATGTAACCTTGACTTCTTAAACTCAAAATACCCCTCCCATCAATGGCTTAAATCAGATTTTAACAACCCCCAAAACCTTAAAACAGATATAGTAATCTGTGCGGATGTAATAGAGCACTTAATAAATCCAGACATGTTAATGGAATATATAAAAACTTTTAAATTTAAATTTGCATTCATATCCACCCCAGATAGAGACTTACATTATCACCCTAATAACCCCGGGTATAATGGCCCTCCAGGAAATAAAACTCACATTAGAGAATGGAACTCTCCTGAATTTAACCAATATATTTCAAGCCACCTAAAAGTGATAGATCATAAAATAACCAACAGATCTCAGAGCACTCAATTAATAATTTGCACAGATAAAACAATAGATTAATATAAAAATATTTTAAATTTAACTTTAACCCTTTATAACAATCAAGAAGATTATATCGACATCTCTTTTTTTTAATAGATTTACATCTTTTAATAAATATTCCATAGGATCAATAAGGAATGCTAAATTTGTTAGAGACTTTATGCCCGATTGGAAATTCAGAGTATACCACGATGACACGGTTCCTGAAGGCATTATTAGTAGATTAAATTCAATTAAAAACACTGAACTTATAAAAATGCCAAGGTCTAAAGGTAGGGAAGGTTGCTTTTGGCGCTTTTTAGCTTTTGATAACGCAGATATAACAGTCTGCAGGGATTTAGATTTTCCAATACAAGAGAACGACATTTTTTGTATCAAAGATTGGCTAAAAAAAGATCATATGCTAGAATTCATATGGTTCGCTCATGACAGGCTAGCCTTGTATAAGAAAAAAGAACCCAGGTATTACATGGCCGGCTGTATATCCTCAAAGAAAACCCCATTCTCAACACGCAACTTAATAAGCGAATATAAAGATGATAAAACTATATATGGGGCAGACGAGTTCTTCTTAACTAACTACTTCGTACCCAAAATGCTTAAATACACTAAAAAAATTCTGATACATTCAGAACCTCATCCTGGTTACATACCAGTCGGAAAAACTAAAGAGCACATAGAACTTTTCCCTGAAACAGAAGACTACATATACTTAGATAATAACTGGATCGAAATGTAAAATGGATAAGAATCAAATAAGCAGTCATTTCGAAAATATTTATAATAGAAGAGCGTGGGGTCGACATGGAAATACATTATCAGGAAGAGGTTCTAGTAATGCATTTACTAATAATGACTCTAAATTTATATCAAAAATAATCTCAGACAAAAAAATAAAATCCATAGTTGATGTCTGTGGAGATTTTGCATGGCAACATAAATTTTTAGAAAAATATAAAGGGCGTTATTTAGGGGTAGATGTATGTAAATTTTGCCTAAATATTATACCTAATTCTATAAAATCAACCAACATAACATTTCAACAATTAGATATATGCCACGATAACATACCCCGTTCTGATTTATTTATATGCAGAGATGTATTAATCCACTTAGATCACGACGATATATTAAAATTTTTCCACTTACTCAAAAAAAGTAAAACAAAATGGTTAATAGTTACGAGCTTTAATCTTCCGAACCAACATTTAAAATCAAAACATGAAAATGCGTGCAAACACAACTTAAGCCTAGAACCTTATAACTTAAACTTTGAATATCAATTTTATGGCAACAAAGAGACAGGAGGTTACGAAAAAAAGTATTTAGGATTAACTTCGGTTTCAGATATTCAACATGATTAAATTAATTATATTTGATTTAGACGGAGTTTTAGTTGACTCAAAAAAACTTCACTTTGATGCCCTAGATAAAGCTTTATCTTTGGTTGGCGAAGAATACAGGATTAGCTATCAAGATCACCTAACTTCATACGATGGTTTATCAACCAATAAAAAATTGAAAATGCTATGCGAAACAAAAGATTTTCCAAGAGATGAAATAGATAACACGTGGAAGGCTAAACAAAAAATTACGTTAAAAATAATAGATGATTTCACAATTGACAAAAGAATACAAAATATATTCAAACAATTAAAATCAGAAGGATTTACTATTGCTTGCGCAACAAACTCTATTAGAGAAACAGCAAAACTTCAACTTATCAGAAAAGGCTTCATGGAATATATAGATTTTTTATATTCAAATCAAGACGTAAACAATCCAAAACCAAATGCCGAGATATACATGAGGTGCATGATTAAGGCTGGAGTTAGCCCTGACGAAACAGTTATCATAGAAGACTCTCACATAGGTCGAAAAGGAGCCATAAGAAGTGGCGGTGTATTGTGCGCTGTAGAAAATCCAGAAGATCTATCTTATAATAAAATTAAAAAAACAATTTCAAATGCACATAAAAACACCAAAAAACCCAAATGGAGCTCAGATAAAATGAACGTTTTAATTCCTATGGCTGGAGCAGGGTCCAGATTCGAACAAGCGGGATACACCTTCCCTAAACCATTAATAGACGTTAATGGTAAGCCCATGATTCAAAGAGTTGTAGAAAACATCAATATTGACGCAACACACATTTTTATAGTTCAAAAATCTCATTACGAAAAATATTCCCTACAACACACCCTAAACCTAATATCTCCAGGTTGTAAAATTGTTCAAGTAGACGGAGTAACAGAAGGTGCGGCATGCACCACACTTCTTGCTAAAGAATATATTAACAACGATGATCCACTTGTTCTAGCTAATTCAGATCAATATGTAGACTGGGATAGTAGCCAATATATGTATTCTTGTATGACAGATGATATTGATGGATCTATACTCACCTTTAATTCCAAGCACCCAAAATGGAGTTACGCAAAAACCAATGATCAAAATTTTGTTACCGAGGTTGCTGAAAAAAAACCCATTAGTGAAAATGCTACTGTAGGAATTTACTTCTGGAAAAAAGGAAAAGACTATGTCGAGTGCGCAGAATCTATGATAGAAAAAAATATTAGAGTTAATAATGAATTTTACGTTTGTCCAGTTTATAACGAAGCTATTTTAAAACATGCTAAAATAAAAACATTTCATATAGAAAAAATGTGGGGACTAGGAACACCGGAAGATTTAGATACTTTTCTAAAGCATGATATTTATAGCTCATAGAGGTAATACAAATGGTTCTCGCCCAGAAAAAGAAAATACGCAAGACTATATTTTAGATGCAATAGCAAAAGGTTATGATGTAGAAATTGATATCTGGGCAGATAAAAAACTTTGGCTCGGACACGATGAACCCCAATATCAAGTTGATGTCAAATTTCTAACAAAACATTTTAATAAGTTATGGATTCATTGTAAAAACCTTGAAGCTATAGATATATTGTCTGAGTTTAGCTTATTTAACTTCTTCTGGCATCAAAATGATGATTTTACATTAACCTCAAAAAATTTCGTATGGACTTATCCAGGAAAAAGAGTTTGCAATAAAAGCGTTCTTGTTGTGGATGACGCCCGAAAATATTCAGGTCAAGCATGCTTTGGTCTCTGCTCAGATTATTTGGTATGAATGAAACAGATCGCCTGTTTCTAAATTACTTAGATCACGATTTACATGTAAGTTCCTATCATAGGCTTTTATATAAATTTAATAAATGCCTTCTCAAGAGAACACTTGATTTTGAAAATAAGATTTCAATTATAATACAAGGACCACTCAATAATAGGTCAATCAAAACTATACCAAATTATTTAAGATACGGTGAAGTTGTAGTTAGCTGCTGGGACTCTGATAATCTCAACCTATTAAACCCGTACAAGGATAAAATAAAAATAGTTGTAAATAAATACTCCGATGTGCCTAACACCCCAAGGAAGGGCGGAAGACAGGCTCCATGGATATATCAACATTTCACTACATTGAATGCAATAAAAGTTTGTTCGGGATATTTTTGCATTAAAGTTAGATCAGACGAAAGTTATCCAGTATTAGACCCATTAATCAATACATTAAAACGTAATAGAGATAAAAAAGACGAAGAAACTGGCCTATATCAATACTTTAAAATAGTTACATCCAATATATATTTTAGATTTGACAGAGAAAATAAGTTTCACCCATCAGATCATATAATTGCTGGACAAAAAAATAGAATGCAAGATATATTTACCAGAGGCTTACAATTATGCCAACAAAAAGGCGTGGCCAGGTTCCCCGAGCAACTTATTTGCAGGGCGGTTATCGAAACTTATCACGACCCAATCAAAAAACAAAATGATTTTCTAAACGAAAAAGAGTCTAAAAAATTAATGAAAAAACATTTTGATATAATAAGAATACGCGATTTACCCAATCATATATGGACCTCTAGTTACAGAAAGTATGACCCCCTCTACAATGAGGAAGGTTGGTGTAATAATATAAAAGAAATCTAACAAATAATAAAAATGAAAATAATTATAAACCTAATAATATTGACCTTTATCTCGTCAACCCTACTATCAATATCACCAAAAGACAGGAAAGGCGTTTCGGACTTTCTTCAAGATATATCAGTAACAATTAAGTCTGAGGCTCGCTACAGCAAATCAGAAGGTTCCGGAGTTTTAATAACAAGGGAAATTGAGGGAGAGAAGATAACCTTCGTCTGGACCTGCGGCCACGTAATTGACAATGTCAGAAGTATCAGAACAAAAATTAAAGATGGGACGCCAAAGAAAACAGTAGAATTTGGAGATGTCCAGATTGTTAAAGAATTGGTTGAAGACGGAAGAAGAGTTGGTGAAATGAAAATGTCGGCGGTGGTAATTAAATATAGCGACGCAGACAACGGAGAGGATTTAGCCCTATTAATGGTAAGAGCAAAAGATTACGGAAAAGCTAGCGCCAAATTTTACTTAAATCAGAAAGAGCCTATCATATCTATAGGGACACCCTTATTCCATGTTGGCTCGCTACTAGGTCAATTTGGATCAAACAGTATGACAAGCGGAATTGTTTCTCAAGTAGGAAGAATGCGAAATAAAATAGAATACGACCAAACAACAGTTACGGCCTTCCCAGGGTCATCAGGAGGCGGAGTATATCTTCAAGACGGAAGGTACGTTGGGATGATAGTTAGAGGAGCTGGAGAAGGTTTTAATTTAATGGTTCCAGTAAGAAGGATGGTTCGTTGGGCGGAGAAACATGATATAATGTGGGCCTTGGATCCATCAGTTAAATCTCCCACGCTAAAAGAGATAACAAGCATGCCTGTAGAAAACTCCCCAAAAGAAGATTCCCTCCAGGAAGCTTATGAAAAATCCTCTCCAGAAAAAAATGATTCGTTAGGAATCAATAAACTACCTTTTTTAATCAAAAAGTCAGGGCAATAATTTATATTGATTTTTCTTACTTCAGCTCTATAATCTAGAGTAAAACAAAGAAAGTCAATATGTCAATATCTCTATATAAACCAAACAGTAAGAACACAGGGTGCGCTTTTAATTTCTCTATAGGACAAAATAAAAACAAAGAGCCCGTAGTTTACGTTAACGCAATCCAACAGTACAGTTGGGACGAAAAGAATCGAAGCGGAAGCTTTTCGAATAATGCAAGCGATCCAGATAAAAAGATTAGTTTAAAATTTACTGAATTTGAAATAGGTGCAATTATAAGTTCTTTTAATAATCGAAACGAATACTCATCTTTTCACTCTTTCGAAGATAACAAGACATCAATCAAATTCGCTCCATGGGATAAGAAAACCAAAATAAAAACAGGAGATCAAGAGAAGTATATAACACTCCCAGCGTTTGGTGTTACTTTTACGAGAAATGGAAATCAAACCTTCAGGATTCCAATAGAACCGGGCGAAGTTGAAAATCTAAAAGAATTCTTTAAACACTACTTAAGCAACTTATACGACCACAGAAGACTTGAAGAGCATAAAAAATTACAAGACTATAAATCAAAAACTACAGACAGGGGAGCGTCGTACCTTCCGGGCAGCGTTGGAATTCTGCAAAACGTTTTTGATCTCGTGTCACAAGAAGGCTCACAACCAAACGCAGTAAAAGAAGAGGCAGCAAATCACATATCTGATGACGCTCCTTTTTGATGAAAAAGAAAAAAGTATTAATCCACAGTAATCACTGCAAGGCTTATACGGGTTTTGGAAAGCACACAAAAAATATATTATTATATTTACAAAAAACAGGCAAGTATGATTTAGTAGAGTTTTCTAATGGCATAAGATGGGGAGACCCATCTTTACAAAATTTACCATGGAAATGCGAGGGCTCATTACCAAATAGTCCATCTCTTCTTAAGAAACTAAACGAAGACCCAAGCTTAGCGAGAAGCGCAAGCTATGGAGCTTATAGTATTGATAAAATTATAGAACGAGAAAAGCCAGATTTATATATCGGAATAGAAGACATCTGGGCCTTTTCTGGATATACAGACAAAAAGTGGTGGAACAAAATAAATTGCATGATATGGACCACATTAGATAGTCTTCCAATATTACCAGAAGCAGAAAAGTCTGCCAATAAGATTAAACATTACTATACCTGGGCTTCTTTTGCACAAAAATCTTTAAATAAAATAGGGCACGAACACGTAAAAACCTTGCATGGCGCTTTAGATACTAAAAATTTTAAAAGGTTAAGCGACGAAGAAAGGTTGAGGATGAGGACTTATTTTAAAACTCAAGATGACTTTATAATAGGATTTGTTTTCAGGAACCAATTAAGAAAAAGCGTGCCCAATTTACTCGAAGGTTTCAAAATTTTTTGTAACCAAAATCCAAAATGCTCCGCAAAGTTATTACTACATACTAGTTGGAGTGAGGGCTGGGACATACCAAGATTGATCAAAGAAAAAGGCATTGACCCCAATAGAGTTTTAACAACATATGTATGCGAGAAGTGCAAGAGTTTTGAAATTAAAAAATTTACTACAGAAAAAGAAGACTGCCCATTTTGCGGAGCTAAAAAATCACAAAAAACAACCAGCACTAAACTTGGTGTTAGCGAAACTCAGCTTAACCAAATTTATAATAATATGGATGTATACTGCCACCCATTCACTAGTGGCGGACAAGAGATTCCCATTCAAGAAGCAAAACTCACAGAGTTAATAACTTTAGTAACAAATTATAGCTGTGGAGAAGATTGCTGTACAGATGAAGCAGCTGGCTTCGGGTTAAGTTGGAACGAATACAGAGAGCCTGGAACTCAATTTATCAAAGCCAGCACAAACCCAGATAGCATAGCTAGTCAGCTCAAAAAAGTTTTCAGAATGAAAAAAGAGAAGCGTTCTGAAATGGGTAAACAAGCACGAGAATTTGTTATTAAAAATTATAGCATAGAAGCGGTGGGCGCTCAATTAGAAAAAATTATTGATGACATGCCTGAGCCAGATTGGGATTTTGATTTTGCATCTAACCCAAAGAATCCAGATTATAATCCTCCAGAAATCGAAAGTGACTCCGTATGGATCAAAGATATATATAAAAATATACTTGATATGGAAATTATAGATTCAGATGAAGGACACAAACATTGGTTAAAAAGACTAAATGATGACATGTCTAGAGAAGATGTTCTAAAATACTTTAAACAAGTTGCCACAAAAGAAAATGATAAAAATAAAAAAGTAGATTTCGCAGAACTTCTTGATAAAGATGATGAAGGAAAAAGAATTTTGATATCCATGCCTCAAAGCATAGGAGATATATATCTTTGCACATCTTTATTAAAAAACATGAAAGAATTATATCCAGAATATAATATTTATTTTGCAACAAAACCAGAATATTTTGACATACTTGATGGCAACCCATACTTACATAAAGTTATTCCTTATAATAAAAATTTAGACAATTTAACAGCAATGGAAGGGCAGGCTAACCATAAAGGTTTTTTCGAAATTGCATTCTTGCCTTTTATAGGAACTCAGAGAATGTTAAATTATATGCACAACGGAAAAGATAAAATACAATTTGATATATGCACTTAATAGAACAGTATGCTTTATCTTGCGGGGTAAAAATTGATAAGCCTTCAATTGAAACTCTTTTCTTCCCAGTTGAATGTGAAAAGTATATTACCTTGCATGCAAGTAGCGGCATGGAATCTAAGAACTACGATTATTTCAGCGATGTAATTGAAATCATAAATCCTTATTTAGAAAAAAATAATATCAGTATTATACAAATTGGAGCTAAAGAAGACGCTAAGCTTCGCAACTGCATTCATTACAACGGCTCAACTTCAATTAGGCAATCAGCATATCTTATTGAAAATGCGATGCTTCATTTAGGCAACGACTCATTTAGCGCACATGTTGCATCTGGTTTTAACAAAAAAATTGTTTGTTTGTACAGTATTTTATATAAAGAATGTTGCGGTCCATATTGGGGCGATGAAAAAGACCACGTTTTACTTGAATCAGATAGAGGTGGACAAAAACCATCTTTCTCTAATAAAGAGTCTCCAAAAACAGTAAACTTTATAGATCCTGAAGAAATTGCTTGCGGTGTTCTAGATTTATTAAACATAAAGCATGATGCTGATAAAATAGAAACAATTCACATAGGCAGTCAATATCAAAAAGAAAATATATCTGTTGTGCCCAATCATATTATGCCCAAGTCTTTCGCCAAAGGTCAGCCAGTCAATATTTGGGGTCACGAATGCTTTGACGAACAGAATATAGCTAAATGGGCATACAGCAGAAAGTGCAACATCTTTCTTGATAAACCGATGGAACTAAAATACCTACAAGTTATTAAAGATAATATTCATTATATAAATTATTATGTATCAGAAGATGATGAAACTAAATACTTTGAATCATTACAAAAGTTAGGTATAAAATTTAATTTATTAAGTAAAGATAAGCAAAACATTAATAATATAAGATTAAAGTTTTTTGATTGGAATGTTAGACTAATTGAAACAAAAACTAAAAAAGATCTTGACAATCCAGAGAAAATATGCGATAATTCTCGTTATAAATGTTCAACAAAGATAGTATCAGGAGGTCAAGTTTTCAACAGCAAAGCTGCATGGAAATTCAATCAGCCAGGAGATCACGATCAAGTAATTGATTGCGAAGAGTTTTGGGAAGACCTTGATATGCTTAGAATTTATAACCAAGAATAATTATGGCAAAAACAAAAACAACAGCAGACAACTCAGTAACTTTCGACTCGGTATTAGAATCCACAGAAATAACAACCAAGCCAATTGAATACGCAAAAAACTATAAGGATGGGCCTGGCAAATTTAAAAGAAATTCATTTGGATTACTTGATAATGTAGATTATCATTTTAACGAAGATGGATCAGTGAACTGGAGATCCATGATTGAAGATGAACACTTATTTCCCAATAAAGGCTGGTTCTCTATGAGAAAAAAAGATATGCCTAGATCAGTTAAAGGCTTGCAAGATTATCAGCTTTTAATTAAACTAAGCGGCATCAAAGAACTTGCTAGACTAAGAGGATTCAAAGACGTAAGGTACGACATTGTTAAATGTGAAATGGATCATGTAGCAGTAAGCTGCTCAATTGTCTTTCTTCCCAACTACGAAACAAATGGAGAGCCTGTAATTTTCCAAGATATGGCTAATGCCACATTAGAAAATACAAGTAGTTTTGCAACAAAGTTTTTAGAAACTATTGCTTGCAACAGAGCTTTTGTTCGTTGTGTAAGAAATTTCCTTAATGTTCATATTGTTGGTGATGATGAAATCGACAAGTCTAACAATAAAACTTCTGCGGTTCAAAATAATATTTCTCCAACACTCACTCCATCAACTATGATAGAAAATTTAGCAAAAGAAAAATTAAATTGCGCAAACTTTGAAGAGTTTAAAGTTTATCTTAGAGATTGGTGGAAAGATGGAAAATACAAAAATGATTCCGTAAAAGAATGGAATGACTTCTCGGATATTCCCGCTACCCAATCAAGAGTATTAATGAAGGTTATGAACGACTAGATCTTCTTTCGAGGCTTTCTAGTCTTTTTTCTAAAAACTCTATTCTCTTTTGCTGTTCTTGAATCGCGCCAACAAGAAGAGCGTTTACTTTTTCGTATTTAATTGCCTTGTATCCGTCTTTTCTAGTTTCCACTATTTCTGGAGCGACTTCTTCAACTTGCTGAGCAATCAGACCAACATCGTGTCCAGTATATGTTGACTGGTTATCGTTCCAATTGAATTCTATTGCATCTAAAGACATAACTTTAGATAAAGGTTCGTCTATTAAAGTTATATCATCTTTTAATCTCTTGTCAGATGCGTAATAAGAAACAACATCTCCCTCAACATGAAGATTACAAGCTTGAGGAGAATTAGGTGCTGGTCCTATATATAAATCGTATTCCGACTGACTACTACCAACTCCTTGAGCTATACGTATATCAGCATCTTCACTTACATTATTCTTTAAGTCGATATATGCAAAGTTTACGTGACCTGGACCAATCTCTAAATTTGAATTACAAATCATACGGCCACTTGAAATTATATTATAAGTAGATTGTATATCTCCATGAACTTTCATTCCATTTAAACACCCAACAACCAAAGAATTATCTTCTTCTGGGACCACAAAATTACCGATTACATGTGTATTATATCTTCCGCTTATTAAGTTGGAAATACCATTAAGCACAGAGCAATTCCTAGAGTCTTCAATTTTATTATTTCTCCCGCCGAGAATAGAGTTGCTAGCTGAATAACCTTTTACACCTTGAGTTACTTCTGGAGGAAACTCAAGTTCGGTTAATGTATTTGGTACAGTAAAATTTGGTAAATTTGTAGAAAATGAACTCATAATTAAGGAAGATTTGGTGCGCCAGTGCTGCCGCCTGTTGAACTAGAAAATAAAATATTTTGATCGAAATGATCTTGAATCGCATAATCATAAAATCTACCAGCATCAGCATGTGAACTATTAAATATAAATATCCAATTTTGTTTTACATCTGAATACACATACGATCCGTCATCACCGATTAATTCATTTGGATTAATCCACAACCACCCATAATCACTATTACCAGTATAAAACCAAAAAGTAGAAGTTTTTCCATAAGAAACATAGTAATCTTGAAATCTTATAAATAACCACCTTGACGAGGCTGTATCAAGAAAGTTAAGTGAATAAAACCAAACACTAGTTTCATAATTAATTTCCGCCAAAGGATCATCTCCACGCACTAATTCTGCGCCAACAGCTGGTAGATTTGCCGTTCTATAAACTGCATTACCCCAAACAGGCCCAGTAGAGGTATACCAACCCAATCCAGCATTATATACAACATCATATCTACCATCTCCAAAAAACACCCTAGACAATATGCCTCTGCCAGTGCTCAAAACTACCTCCTGAGGATTATCATTATAACCAGGAATATCTATTGGATCGGGATTATATTCTATTTGATTAAACGATCCCGCGGTAACAGATTGATCTGTGCCTCCATTAATCTTATTAAACTGTCCCGCCCCAATAAAATTTGATCCTTCATTATCTTCAGATAACAACGGCATTTCATTACCAAACCCAGCCACTATTGCTGAAAAATTGTCTTTTAATACATTATCAAACCCGGCGCCTATAAAAGAAAATCTGCCTACAATTTCATTGTCTCCGCCAGCAACAATAGCGGAACCCACCCCATTATCATTCTGAGTTCCACCCGCAAATCCATTAATCGAATTATTATAACCACCTCCTATAAAAGTTGCATTTTTAGAATTAGTGGGGTCGTTTGGATTTATACTTCCGTCAGTAATATCATTAAATGTTAACGCTCCTTGAATTTCTATTCTGTTTGTTATAGAATTAAATTTAATAAAAGAATCAGAATCACCTATCTCAAACCGAACAGCGTCAGTATCACCAAGGAAAAAACCCGCATTACTATCCCCAAATCCCGTTTTATTTGCACTTCTTATTATTCCTCCAGAACCATTGCTTGTACTTGTGCCAACTTTTGGATTATGTGCTCCGCTATTTATAGAAGCAGCTGTTCCCATAACTAAACTATGAGTTATTGCAGCGTCTTTAGCCAACAATATATCTGTTGCTACGCTTGAAAACTGAGAGCCAAACGGTTTCCAGTAGTCAGTATCAGTAGGGTTTTTTACTGACAAGTCTGCCTTAGTCCCATTATCTTGTATGCACAAATAATAAGAGCCATCATATTCAATCACATCGCCTCTATTTCCTCCATCAACCGCGCCAATATACTCTTCTTCGGTTTCATCATAAACTCCTCTAAACGTTATACCTACGCCTCTATTACCTTGTATGCCCTGTGCAGATATAGAAAACGTTTGTTGTTTTGTTATTGTACCTGTTTCTCCAACGTCGTTCTTAAATGTTATTGTATATGTAATCGTTGCAGATTGACCAGTAAAAGAGCTAAAGTCATGATCAGAGACAACACAATGCACCTCGTTCGTACCTGCACTCTCGGCAATATCTCCATTAGTAACTCCGCCATTACTAGTTATAGTTGAAGCCGTTACTGTAAAAGTCTCCTCGTTCGAAGGGGTTCCGTTTTCTGTAACAAATGTTAATTCTTTTGTTCCTTGGAAAACTTTAATATCTGTTCCGCTTCCCGTAGAAGTAATTCCTTGAAGATTTTTGGTTAAAGAATGAGCTTCGTTACTCAATATTGCCGTGATAACATCAGAGCCGTCTTGAATAGCATATATAGTCAACACATCTGAAGCGAGCACATTATTTTCATTCTCACTTATCTCAACTTTAATTGTATCCGAATTAAAAGAGGACCTTGAGCTTGGCGGATGATAGTAGACTTCATTTCCATCACTCCATTCAGAAGAGTCGTATGCTGTTCCGTCCGCTAATTTTAATTGTCCAGAAAATGAACCCTCTTCAGCAAATTTAAACTTTACCGTACTACCAGTATTTTTATCTGTAGCAGTTAATTTTATTCTTCCATTATTAGTAGAAGGAGATAGAATACTTGATCCTGCGGTATCATAAGTTACCGATTGTTGATCAGCAGTTAAATCTACTTTTCTTGCTATTGTTCCATCAAAAGTTTTAACTAAATTTTGTTTTGCAGTTACTATTTTTGTTTGCGCACTTACAGGATCATTATCAATTATAGTGATAGTATAAGTTATTTCGGCGGAATCCTCTGTTATATTCCACTCATTGACTTCCGATGAAAACTCTAAAGGCTTAGTTGAGTCAACTAAAGTTGTTAATTTATTAGTAAAGGGGTGAGCTGTTTCAACATAAAAACCTATATCTGTTGACGTTCCTACAGGTCCAACATTAGCATTCAATGCATTCGTTCCATCAAAAACAGTTAATATATTTTTTGTATTAGAAACATCTACAGTAGTTACTCCACCAGAGCTATCATTTTTTACAGGAACATTAACAAACTGCTGAGACTGAATTACAGTGATAGCATTAGAGCCTTCCTTTAGACCGAATATTGTAATTTGGTCTGTAGCCCTTGGATCAGTGTCGATTACATCTCCAGTATCATTTTTTGTCGTGTCATATGCTTTACATTCTATCGTAACAGGCAAACTATAAGTTGCAGAATTTGTTGTCGCAGTTCCATCATGAGTATTAGGAATGTTAATTACGACAGTGGCATCGTTAGCTTTGTTCTGAATTTTAGTATTTCCTATGAAAAATTCATATTGCGCTGCCGCAATGAAATTAGTCGGAAATGCGGTTATTTCAACTGTTTGATTTTGTGTTGGATTATCACCCGCAGTATCATACTTAATAGCCTGTGCACCGGCAGACAACTCAACAGTTCTTCCCTTGGCAGCTTCTATTGATTTTGAGTAGGTGTATATTTTTTCAAAAGTAACATCGCTGTATTGATTGTCTTTTACTTTTATTGTAAAAGTTCCCTCATTTTTATCGTCAGGATAGGCGGCCATTTTAACAAAAAGTTTTCTATCAACACCAACCCCTTGTGGATCTTCAGAATGAGTAACAACATTTTGATGGCTGCTAGTGACACTAACAAGACTAAAACTTTTATCTGCAGAACCAGCTTCATCATATCTATATTCTTCAGTTCCCCTAAAAAACCTAACTTGAGTTTTACCTACTTCAAGATCATCAGGATGAACAAGCCCATTCTCATTTGCTGGATATGTATGATTTTCATTTGTTAGAAAAACAGTATACGAATCTTTACCTGGCAATGTGCCAAAGATACTAACAAAGTCTGAAGCAAGCTCCCTTGAATTATTGTTTTCATCCTTATCGGATATTGTTAGCTTTGCAACAAAAGGGGTGTTGTTGTAATATTGTAAAGCATTATCTGCAAAATTAACGAGTTCGAAGCTAGCGGTATTTGTTGTATTAGTATCCTTTGTTTCTTTATGTATTTCTTTTAATGAAGACGCCTCAAGGTTCACTCCTGTTTCAAAAAGAAAGTCAATATTACCATGTGTATTATGAGCTGTAGCTTCTAAATTAAGATTTAAGTTTGTATCGTTAAACTTACCATCATAATCATAAGAATATACTTGTTGTTGAGCTTTTAATTCCGCGTATACAGCAGCCGCTCCATCGGCTACAAAATTAATTGGAATTGATCTTTCGGTTGAGGTATTTAATCCTGACGCAGAAACAATAATTGTTGTAAGCTGCGGATCAACAGTATTAATCATTTGATTAAATCCAGTTACATTAAATTCCGCAGTAGCAACCTTGGGCTCGCCATTTACAAAGTCATTACCTGGATCATATTTAAATCCACTGATATTATATTCACCATTAGAGCCTGCGTCGCTATACTTAATAAATTCATATCCATTATTAGGATTACTGACTCTAAATCTAACTTGATCCTCTTGAATAAAACTATTTTGAAAACTTGCTCTTATACTACATACATCAGTATTATCATCAGGAGTAAATGTTCCATCAGATAATTCATTATAAAAGAAAGAATCAGGCGAAGCATCTAAATCTATAAATGTATATTCTTTACCGTCAATTTGTCTTAGTTTTCCTTCTAATACAAGCTCGCCATCATCAAAATGCAAGCGTCCATCGTCTGCGGCAAAAATGAATGAACCGTCACCACTAATAGCAAATCCTTTAGACTGACTTGCTATTGGATTAACCAGCCCAGGAAAATCAAAACTTCTAATTTGACCTGTTCCGCCAACCTGAATATCTTGACCTTTTATTTCTGCACTTCTAATCTTGTCAGCGGTTAAAGTATGAACTTTTGCGCTAGTAATTGCAGCTTCTTCTATATGAGCAGTTCCAATTGTTGCATTAGCAAAAGAGTGCCACATTGTAGTAACAGTGCCTCCAGCTATTCTTGCAATAATAAAATCTCCTTCGGGCTCTAAGAGATTAGGTTTTTCATTATTATTATAAGGAGCATTAGGGTCTGAAGAATTTACTTCGGTACTATCTCCAGCTCCTGCAGGATGATAATCTGAAGAATTGTATACGCCAGCTTTTTGAACATTCCTTAAATTATCTGAATTTGTTTGAGCTCCCCCTCCAGGTTCTTCTAGCCCTAAGGCAGTCTTTAAAGCTTGATTTCTTGAGTATTCAAGATTATTAGAATCATTTACGTCCCCATATTTAACTCCATCCCTAGAAGAACTCCAATAAATATACTTTTGATCAACTGTAGTTCCGGCCTCAACTATATAACCAACACCATCATAATATAAAATGTGATTTATCCAACTTGTTGTGTTTGTAGATGCATCATAACTAAAAGGATTTTGAGGTATTAAAGATATAGTATTAGGAAAAGATTGACTAATATTTTGCTCAAAGTCAGCAATATCTGTAGTCTTAGCTTGCCCTAAAGTTAATTCTAAACCTTCTACTGTATCAGTAGCAAGATTAGCTGCTCCAGTAAACGGACTTTTATTTCCTGCTGCGTCTACAGCTCGAATCCAAAAATATCTTCTTTCATTTGTTGCGCCTTGATGTATTGCCTCAAAAGAAAATCCGCCTCCAGCAATTTCCATAATCTCCGTGGCATTTGTAATATCATATCCAATATCAAGTTCTTCTGCAGGAACATCTCCAAAACTGGGTAAATCACCAAGTATTCTTCTGTAACCGCGTAAATTTTGATCTTTAGTTATCTCAACAATACCGTTTCCTTGATCAACCTTCAAATGACTTTCATTAGATTCCCAAACCTCAAAATGATCAATATCATTAGGTTGAACGGTAACAAGTTTGTTTGTATCATTCGAAATTTCAGAATTAGGTAAATCCCAATTCAAGAAATAATTTTCAAACGCCGTAACACCAGTAAAATTAGCTACTGGCCCAGGAATAGATTCTCCTAGAATTACAGTTGTTGTATCTCCTGCAGGAACTCCTGGTTGAGTTGCCTTTGGAATTTCTCCTATAGGATCGTGCGGATCAGGACTGTGATAACTTTTAGGATAAACAATAACCTTTTCCAAGTCATGCATATTATCCTTAACTCCATAAAGATTCCCAGAACCAAAATCATCGAAAGGCAATATTTTATAATAATATCCAGTTGGATGCTCTATTCCGTCTGAATCCACAAACAAAGGTGGGTCATCAAATATTTCTGTTATATTATCTCCAAAGTCCGCATGCTCACCTTCTCCAATAGTTGTTTTTACAAAGCTTGCATTATAATCAGGATTGGGTATTGAATTTGTAGGAGCATCAAGAAATTCTTCTGCACTACTAGCCGCAAATTTATTTGATCCGGTAATATCAAATTCAGGCGTACTTGATCTATACAAGTTTACTTTTGTTGTTTTTTCTGCAAACCCTTCCTTGTAATTGAAATTAAATCTTACCCTAGAAGCTTTAGTTGTACTGCTAGCGGTAAATCCTTGGCGCAATATATCGGGAGGCGGGTTGGTGCCGATAATTTTCTGAGAAGATATAACATTACCGTTTATTCCAACTATGCCCACCTCTAAACCTATATTTCTTTTTCCGCTTTCGGGTATGCCCACGTGACCGAAAACTATGGAATCATAAGAATCATCTAATTCCCAAAAAGGCTTCCATTGACAGTCATCGTAATTATTTTCCGATTCTGTTCTAAAAGAAGTAATCGGAACCAGTGGAGCTCCGGTCGGATTATCTGCTAAACATTTGTGAACATATCCGTTGTAATATACGAGATCCCCAGCTGAGTGATCTGAAAATAAATCCGACTGAACAGCCCCCTCAGAAAGCTCATTTTTCCAATAATCATCATTCGTGCCAGGCTCAACAGCCCCTATACTAAATGCAGGACCACTTTCATTGCGGCCATACCAAATATCATTTTTATGAACAACGAATGAAGACATGGAATAATTTCCGTCCGCATCCCATTCTGTCACATCAGCCCTAAAAGGCTTATTATTAATAATAAAACGTCCATTATATGAATCCACATAAAGTTCAAAATAATCCGTTGCATTATCTGGAAGCAGCATTTCCCAATTGTCCAAATCCCCAAATGGTGAAAAAGATATAGGAGAAGGAACATCCCGCGTCGCCTTAAATAAAGCAAAGGTTATCGCCGAACGAATAGATCTTTCTGTCCAAAAATCTGAATCCAAACCAGGGCTAACAGCATTCCCAACAGATTGAGATTGCTTTGCAACATAAGCTTTTCCATCAAACAGAACAAGGTCAGAAGCTTGATAAGAAGACGATGCATCGAATATTTCAATCATCTCTGCGGGAGCGACAACAATATCATTTGCTAAATAAGAAGTGTTCTCATTAAAAAACTCTTTTACATCTTGAGATTCTGGGCCAAAATCCCTAATGACTTTATACAATTTTCCTGCATATGAAACAATCGGTACGTAATTTTGATTTGTCCCCAAGAAAATAGAAGCAGAGCTATCCCACTCCGTATAACCCGGCCTAATATAAACGCTTGAATTTCCTACTGAGCTTTGAATATTACTTTTAAATAAAGCAACGCCAATTGTTGCATAATTATAATTTGTATCTGGACTGTATATTTGCTCTGGAGAAAATGGGCTTGATTCTGGAAACCCTCCTATTCCATATATATCATTGTTGATCTCTCTAGTATATTCATATCTATCGTAAATTTCATAGTCAGGAAAATTACCAACAACAACTTCACCGCCTCCTTGAGTGCCTAAAGATATATCTTTGTTTTTTGACTGGTTTATTTCAGCAACAGCTTGATTTGTATCTACATCAAAAAGACGCCCCCTAATACCTAAAACTAGAGGCACTCCGTGTTGCTCAGATGCGTCTTTAAATTGATTCAGATCGACTTTATTAAATTGATGATCAACAATATCCCATTGAAATATTAAATCGTCCTTTCTTTCAGTAAACTGTGGATTTGCAACATAAAGATCATACCCAAATCCCTCAAGAACGGCTGCTTCTGATTTTGCTTGAATGCCATTTGCAGTTAAATTATAAACATCTCCAGCTCCATATTCATCCATTGGCTGAAAAGAATAATAATAATTATAACCAAACAACTGAACAAGGTTAAAAGCATTGCCATTACTAACATTGGTTTGGTGTGAATGCGGATATTCTACGCCTATTACTTCCCAAAAATCATTACCATCTACATTAGGAGCAAAAGTTGAGGAACTTACATTATGTTGTTGCTTGCATTTATATACGACACCGAAATCCTTAACTATTTCATCAACTTGATATAGTTTATTATTTACGGAAACATAAGATGGAGCGTCTTGTATTTTTCTTAAATACTTAACAGATTCAATTATATCATAATTATATTTTAAATCATTACCCCCAGCTAATGCTACATAGTTTACGATAACATTAGTAAAGTCAGCATCCTTGCAGTCCCAACTAAATGCAGTTTGAAGTCCCTTATTGCTTTTTAGAAAATTTGACAATACAGGTTTTTTATTTTCTACATTAATTACGCCCACAGATTTACCACCTTTTTTATCGCAACATGTAATATGAAAAGATACATTTCTATCTAAATCAAAATCATTAAAAGATCCCGTATCTATATCTATTGAAAAACTCCTATACTCTTTTAATGCGCCATAAACATCTGCAGAAGATAATTTTTGCTGCATTGATTCTGATGAATTTAATATTGTCCTAGAAATATCTATTTGGTCAATTCCATTTTTAATCACTATTTCAAATTTATCAAAAAAACCATCAGCAAGCAAACCATCCGACATAGGTTCACCCTCTTTTGCATGACCAGGAGGAGGTATAATACTCCACTTTAGAGATATTGATCTTCCATTAAAATCAGAAGATGCAATCAATTCATTATCTAACTCCGTGGGAGTTTTTAATATCTCTCCATCTAAAGTTTTACCCTTTTCAACAACTTGAATATTTGAAAACATAAACGTTCCATTAAACTCTGGCGCGTCTATCTGTATATTTGACTGTATAAATTCCGATCTGATGCCAATATCACTTACTGCAAAAATCCTAACATCAAATAATCCATAATTTCCCAAAAGATCAATGTTTGTGCCGTATGTTTTTTCAAAACCAGCCCTATTATCACCATCTTCAATATCGACAAGCTCCCTACCCTTTCCTAGCTTATGAGTAAAAGAATAGTTATCGGAAGTTCCGACAACCTCATAATTAGCATCCAGATCTGTGATCGTAAATTCTACTCCTAGTATTGTAGTTTTCATTTTAATAACCAGATGAAGAAGATGAAGAAGAAGTTGCTCCAGAACCATAACCCGAAGATCCGGAGCCCGAAGAAGAATTAACTCTATAAGTTAAATCAGTTAATATTAAATTAATTGGAGCGCTAGGAATATCCATATCTACTTGTGGAGGAATAGGAATAAAAGGTTTTCTTAAATTTTGAACTTCATCTATTGCTTTAAATTTTGAAGGATTATACTCTCCACCAGTGATTTCAAATTCATTATTATTAATCTCTTTTACAGACAATGTTCTGTACAGTTTTGACCCCTGGTTTTGCTTCTTAACTAAGTCAACCCCAGATATTAAAGAAATAGCTCCAGTTGTTGCAAAATCATCACCTACCGCAGCTATATCATCATACAAAGCATCAGAATTAATAATTTCTAAAACTCCGTTTTCTATATAAACTACGCTCATGGTTTTATTCATTTTAGCATCAATACTTGAGTCAGTCGCATGAGAAACTCCAGAAATTTCAATATCAAAATTTTCACTTAAATTTATTTCATCTATGTTCGCAACTTGTATTCTCACGCTATTTTTATCCTGCAGAGCATTTATTGCATGTATTCTTTGGAATTCTGTTATAGGAGACTCTTGCAGCCCTGGATTTTCATTTTGGCTTTGTTGGGAAATTGACCCCGGGCTACTTGTCGGGACAGGATCTGAGCCTTGCACAGTCTTCTCAGTCAAAGAAACCCAATATCCTGGATTAGACCCAGTTAAAACCTTAATTATTTTAACCTCCTTTCCTTGCGGATTATCATTTGTGCCTCCCAAGAAAGTACCTTCTCCTAACTTATCTGACCGAGCATTTGAATCTGGGAGCCATATTTCTTTGACCGTTGGGTCATCAACATAACTGCCATTATTGCTCCTATTTATGAAAATCCAATCACTCATTACTGGTAAGGTTTCGTGGTATTTTACATACCACCAATTATCGTCATTTCTTGGAATAAAAATCCACCCCATTTCTTGAATAAAAAACCAAATACCCTCGCTACTAGAATCTGCATCCGCAGCGTCTTTCACATAAACCCAACCTAATCCTGCTGCATATACCCAATTTTCGCTAATAACTGAAATGAGTCCCAAAATATCAGACTCAGCATAATCGCGAGATCTTAATTGTAGAGAATTATTAATTTTTAAATTGTCAAGCTGATCCTGGTTAAATATAATATCAGAAAGAGGATCTTCTTTTAAAGAAATCAAACCGCTAATCGAATAAGTAGATCCCTCTGACAATTGATTCAAAGCTTCAATTGTTTTATCGGAAACCTGCTCCCTCATAGGAGGAAAAGAAAGCGCTGACAATGTCCTAGAGTTTTCTTTGCAGAAATAGTGCATGCCGCCAATATTTCTCAAAGAGTCCCTTCCTTCGTCTAATATATTTACGGGCTCGGCAGAATTATATTCTAATATTTGAAATGTATGATCTGTTTTATTTACAACCGTATAAGCCTTTTCCCTAATTCTGTTTTTATTTATACCCCCAGGTAAAACTCCAGCAGTTACAAACCTAACTTTATCTCCATTACTTAATCCATGAAACATACTCTTTATTTTATTATCTTTTAAGGAAACTTCAAAGTCCTGCTTGAACATCAAATTAACAAGCTTAGCTCTTTTTGCTCCGCGATCATCCTCAAATTGCACCACAGAACACTCGAATCTAAATATTTGCTGGGAAAATAAATTAGATATTTCGATATCTTGTTCGGTTGCATTTTTTTCAGCTTGAGCTCTTCGGTCAATATCTTGATATCTCTGCGAAGGTTTTCCCCCAGAAATAGCAACCTCCAGTCTAGAGAAAATAGGAAATCCTGAAAGAGAGTGGTCTAAAGATATAGAGGGGTCCATGATTTGCATTCCATCAAATTCTCTGTGCATATCTATAGACATTATTCTGCCCGATTTAGCAGAGCCAGACCTTAAATCATCTGAGACTTCAAATATTAATCCCGGCGCAAGCAAGTTTCCCTCTATTGCAGTATTAAATTTTATGATATCATTTTCTACATGAGGAGTCATCAATGTCCACCTAGCCAGTCTTCTTGCCTGAGCAGGAGATGTAATACCAAATCCTATAACTTCTTTTTCAACAAACCCTAATCTTTGTATTCCCCTAACATCCTCCTGAAAGATTATGTCTGGCTTAAAGCTTTTTTCTTTATTATTAAATCTCACCACACAGCTTGTATATTTTTTATTTTTAGCCCCTCCGGTATAAATAAAACCTTCTTTAGAGACGTTAGAATTATTAAAAATCTTCACAGGTTTTTTTGGCCCGTCCTGAACGGGACTTATTCTTCCCCCATAATAAGATATTATCCCCCTGAAAACAGAACTCATTGCATTCATTATACTTAAAGCGTTTGATTTGTCTGAAAGGTAAACATTACATGTAAACCTAGGCTCTACAACTGGATGATTAATTTGCGCAGCGCATGCGCCATAAGTTATTCCATTTATATCTGTACCAGATTCCAATAAATTAGGCCCAGATATATTAACTTTTCTTTGATCGGGGTCAGAACTAATAATAATTCTTTCCTCTATTTGATAAGAGCCGCTCCTAGTGCAAGATTTCCTCTGAATCGCTTTGGCGGAAACTTCAGAATAGGCAGCGTAATTGTGATCTGCGAGAAATATAGCTATTTTTTTCCCCTGAAATCCACTACCCTCTCCAAATTCATTTACGAAATCATCTCTAGAAAAAACTGGTTTCAAAAATTCTCCGGATGATAAAAGGTGGTCAATAAGATCTCCCACTTTTAAAATACTTTCGCCTTGATCGTTAACGGCTAGGTAACTTGACTTGTCACCGTCACTTGAGCTTCTATTAAGCATGTCTTGAAAAATTATATCAATATTAAGTTCAGTTAAATTAGACTGCCTATTTGAAACTCCGCTTGGAACATAGTTCGGGTCACTAAAATATTTATCCATTAACACAAGTTCACCGGATTCATTTAAATACCAAAAATATTTAGCAAGCATAAGCTCTATGTATCCATCTCCAGTATTTTTATCTTGATGAACAACATTATCAGTTCGAAAAGCTCTTGCCACTCCTTCTTTATTTTCTATTTCATATTCCGTATCAACCAATTCGTCACAATATTTCGCTATTTTATAAAGTTGCCACTTGTCAATATCAAGATCAGATACTCCATATTTAGCTACCCCAAATCTAGGATTAATCATTAAGTCAAAAAATATCCAAGCCGGATTATCAGACCAAACCAGCTGAGAATCATCTATATCATAAAGAGATTGATTACCAACCTGCCCCTTAAACCTTCCATCCCAAGGGCCATCGTATTTTCTTGTTTTTGAATTGTAATTGCTTGGAACTAATATTTTTTTAAATTTTCCATGATACATTCTAGAAGGCACGCTACTAAAATTTCTTGAATCAATTAAAACAGAAGCTATTGCGGTATGAGGATAACTTAATCTAGCGTTTATTTTTTCTTGAACGTAAGAAAACCTCAAGCTCCGCTTACTGTTTAATCCGCTCGCGTTTTTAGTTTTTGTATCTGAAGAAGAGGGATCTATTTCTGGATCTAATTTTAACACCTTAAACACTATTCCTCTATTTTTATCAATATCATTTCTTTGAAAATAATCCCAATTTATTTTAATTTTTATTGAAAATTCTGTGGCAGCAGTAGCAATACCAGCAATTTCAAAGTAATCAGTTTTTACTAAGTTTTTATATGCATCAAATATGTCTTGATTTTTATCAACATAATTTTCCAATGATTTAGTAATTATTTGATAATAAACTTGATCACCCTGACTACCGTTATAAGATTTTACCCAATCACTCAGTGCATCTTCATCATGCAAAGGAACCACCTCTCTAGCCTGAGCGGCATCAGTATTTTTTTCATTTTGCCATGTATCATATCCAAACTTAGCTTTAGGTATGGCTACCAGAGCCGCAATTCCCCCTCTAGGAGTACCATTATCATTGAACCTAATTGGAGCGAAACCTGGATCAATTTCAAACGCACACCCAGAATCTCTATCCAATACATTATAATCAACACCATTTCTTTGGACCATAATAACAAATCTGCATGCATTTTGCATAGTTGTTTGTTGACCGTCTTGATCACCTCCCTCGATTACACGGTTAAAAGCCAGCTCAGTTTGAAAACATAAATCTATTTCTTTTATATGTTCTGAATTCACCATATGAGAAGCTACTTTTGCCCCATGCTTTATTGCAAAATCTATTTCTCCTTTATATTCTCCGTCAGTATTTTGTCGCGCTGCAGTCAAAGCAAGTTCATAAGCTACTCCTCCAACAAGAGGTGTAGTACCATGCAACAATATATCGTAACCCCTACTAAAACAAGGACCAATCGATGGATCGTCAAAATTCTTTTCTCCATCAAGGTTAAATGTTTCTCCCACAATCCCCTTTTTATAATCTATGGCATTTTCTGCATCTTCTGTCATGATATAATTTAATTGATCGTTTGAGCTTTTTACAGGAACGTCATTTAAATACAAAGCTTTCCCAAGATCTTCTTTATCAACAAACTCTCCAATCATACTTTCGCCAACATTAATTAAATTTCCTCCTTCATCAACCAAACCCTCTATAGGACCTTCACACAAAAGATCTAGGTGTCTAAATTTACTATAAGAAGCTATAATGTAATCCTGATTTCCGCCTTGAGTGAAATCAGCATTGTCTCTTCTTTTTATTTGTTTTTCTAAGCCAATACCCACAGTTCCAATTTTTAATTGACCATAAGCAACCGGAATAGGAATTCCTTGCGCCTCTCGATTTTGAGGGCCGTTTAAAATGTAAGATTTTGTGCTTATTCTTTTGTCGTCAATTTTCGGAGGATCTGGCGGCTTAGTTAACTCTGCGATTCCATAACTTACTGCGGCCAACAAGACAGCCTGAAAAAATGCTTCGCTAGTAAAAAAATTAATAGCCATACTTATCGCCGTCCCCACAAAGCCTCCGCCCTGAGTAACGGGCATGATATGCAATTCATTTTTTATTAAATCTAATTGATCTGGATTTGATCCGCAAATTAATTTATTTTTTACATCATCCTCGTTGTTCTTCGGATTAATATTTTCACTAAAAAAGCTATATCCAACGCCTTTATTGCAAGAATTTATTAGATAATTAAGAAATCCGTCTTGATTTGCGTCTATCGCCCTTAGAGCTTCTGGCAACGAGCATACATCGAGCGTAAATTCTTTCCCAAATTTACTTGATAATGCTCCGTACAGATATACCTTTTTCATTTCCTTTAAAATTCCTTGTGTTCCTTATGCATATTATACACATTTATAAACATAAAAATCTTTATCTCTTAAACTATATATTAAAAACGGAATCATAATATTTTTACAATTATCGATATCCATTTTGGATGGCTGAGACGAAGAGCCAACGTGAGAATGAAATATGTACATAATATTTTTCCTCATCATATCAGCAGGATTTATATAAAAGTTATTTTTTTTATTGCGACTTAAATTTCTGCAAGGAATAAAATTTATTTTTTCTTGACCAACTATTAAACCACAACTTTCTTCGTCAAAAATTGATTCGGCGTAATTTTTAACCTGCCCCAACACCTCTTTCGGTATATCATTCAATAGCAAAACGTTCCGTTCCAGGAAACCCGCCAAACTTCAGACCTGTATCATTTAGATTAGTTCCTACCGCTGCGTTATAACCCTCAAACTCGGGAAATTCACTTGAGAATCTTTTCTTGCATGCATCAATGGTCTTACTGCATTCATCTTTTAACCAATACTCTTTATCTAAATAAGGGTGATGATCTATTGCGTTATCATGATTTTTTGCGCAAACAAAAACTTGCGGAGTTTGAGCGTATGGGCTATTTGAATTTCCTGGAATTATTTTGACAACGTCTCCAACTGCATATGAATTATCTTTCTTCCATGCGCTTATTCGAGCAATGCCAGTATCATTTCTACCATCTTGATTTCCTTCTTCGCTATCAGGCTCAACAAAACCATAAGCAGTTTTACCATCAGAAGCAAAGCCTTTGGTTAATTTTTTTCCTTCTATAGTTTCAATAGGAAGGCCTGAATACCCGCACCCTATTTTACACCTATATGTCCAACCGCAATGATTAGACATTACGGTTCGACCAGGAACCCAAGCGTTCTCAAGCTCTAAAGCTGACACCAATTCAAATTCAATTCTATCTTTATTCTCCAATGTCTTTCTGTTTATAAAATATACATCATCAGGAAAGCTAGCCCGAGGATCAGATTCCCCATATGGGTTTTTAAAATTTTCATTTAAATTTCTGTTTTGGAAATTATCTTCATCTAGGAATCTTGCAAAAGTTCTTTTTCTGGTGACCTTGCAGTTTAAAAAATCTTGGTTAGAATATACAATTTTCGAAAACAAACCTTGAGGATTTGCTAGTGCAAATTTTGGCCTTGGTAGTCCTCCTTCGCTTTTATGCTCAAATCCTTCCATTTTTACAGGTAAAGGTTGATATGAATTTTCTTGCCAAACAATAGGGTTTGTTCCATTAATCATTGGCGTAAATCGATAAACAGCATCAGCATCTATAGTTATTCCATATTCCTCTTTAAACAATTGAAAATTAGACTGTATTGAACTAAAATCAATTTCAAATAACTCGATAATCGTATCGGGAGTAATAGAAATTATTTGTTTATTTATATCTGTTGTTGCTTTTGTCATTTATGTTACATTTAAGTATATATCATCATTTGATTCTGCTAAACTTTCATCTACAGTATAGCCCAGATCTTTAAGCATTCCCATTGTTATTGCAGATAAAATGGTAGGAGTGCTAGGGTCGTCATTGTATAATGCCATTAACGCATTCGGAACAGAAGGTAGATAATATCTATTCCCGCTTCTTGTCAATTCTTGAGGCTCTTCTCCTACATGATTCACAGGAAAACCATCTATACCTGGCACAGTGTTATAGCTTGGCCCCACAGGCATGTTGGTGGTATAATAATAATAAGTTTCTGTTGTGCCAGGATTATTAAAACTATTCCTAGTAGCAGGCTGCAGATGGGTAAAACCTTTGTGCAAACAAAGAGCTTGATAAGCCGCATTTCCTTCTGCACCTAAATAAAAGGTTGAGTAAGGAGTGGTAGAAACACTTATTTCAGATATAGAATCTAAACCAATTAATGCATATTTATTTAAAAAACTAGGGTTCCCTGAGTCTATATATTCCCAATAAATTTTTCTGTCAGGATCTGATGCATGACTTAAGAACGCTTGCTGATTGGCATATGCTCTAAGACTATATCCGCTATCCTTAAACCACATTTGCCCGATTCCCATAATGTGCAATATTTCATGAAGCATGGTATAATAAAATCCAGACAATTGATTTGGTTCGTAAGATTCATCTACATCTTTATTGAAATCAAAATCAAACAAAAACTTAGGATTAATTGATACAACTCCCCTTAATGGTCTTGAAAAACCATTAGACAATCCCCCAGGCAACCAATCTTTATCCGGATTTGATTCTGCTCGAGCATACTCTGACTCGTTATAAGATCCGCCTAGTCTAGTTGTTGCTCCTTCAGAGAAAAATATATCAACACATATATCATCTAAAATAATATTTTCTACAAGCTCTATAGCTAAATTTAGCTCTCTTTCTTGTTCGTCGGTTAAATCAACATATAAATAAGAATTAATTTTTAATCCGCTTTTTGTTACCTTTCTAGGTAATGGTTGAGCTATAGCTCCATAGTATAAATAATCCCATGATCCGTTCGTGGAACCTATTCTAGGTAGTCCAGCATATGCTGCATTTAAAGCTGATAAATTATCCTTAGAATCTTGATCCAACACTAAGCTAAAAGTGCCCGCATCATATACCGCATTACAACTTAAAAAATGACATGATTTTTTAAATTCAGCAATACCTAGATCTGAGTCTATACTTTCTGCCACAACTTGTCTATACTGAAAATTTTCATTCCTTAATCTATTCCACTCAAACACTGCAGATTGAATATCTTTATATCCCGCAAAATGAATTTCCCCTGACTGATCTACAACATTATACCAATAAGGCTGATATTGCAATATACTTGATTGCACAAAATTTCCGTACATTTCCGCGTATATCTTCAACGCCACGCTATAAATATTTAAAGGCCCAACTCCATAAGTATCATCTGACCATCTTCTCATTTCAGAAACATATGCGTTCCATTTTGGAGCGCCCTCCCGCCATGTTCCACCGTCATAATATGCCTGAGACTCGGATGGTGGAGGTAGCTGTATACCATCCGAAAAATTTATTTGCATGTATTCAATAAAATCAGGAACATCAGGAACAAATGTTCCATTTAATCTCCACATATTCATAGCAACATCTAATTGTAAATCGTTTGATGAATCAAACACTTCTGATTCTTGAGTTGGAATTTCCCGGGTTGCCCACCGAATATACAAATCGTATAGTCCCAAGAATAAGTGTTCGTCTCCCGCCATAGCATTAAAATCCATAGCATCAAAATAGTCTTGCCATTCAGATTCTTTAGACAGATTTTCTCTGATTAATCTAATGTTGGAACTAGAGGTTAGTGATGGATTATCTTGTCTTAATGGTGAATTTCCATCAAGCCATTCTTGACTTATTTTGGTATGTTTCGTTATAAACGATTCGAGAGCTCCTGAACCCGCACCTTTATGAGCTTCACCATCCCAGTAATCGCCACTGCCCGTTCCCGTTCCGTACGCTATCGTCCAGCTAAATAATGCTCCGTTTTTATAAATCGGGTACGGCCTATCTGGAAGAACCATCGCCAACCAAGCCCTAAAATCGCTATTGTTAAGCAAATGTTCATATTGAGTATAACCTCCGGCCATTTTTCCAGTTTTAACTAAATATTCGAATTGAGTAGATGGATGGTTTTTCCAATTCTTTATGATGTTGATATAAACAGGGTTGTTGGAATAATGAGTATTTGTATAATAAAGCGGCTCCCGCTTAAAATCAGACAACACATACGGGCTCGGAGTGCCATCAGGAAATTGATTTTTTCGAGTATATTCAATATCCACAGTTTCAATTTGTGTGGCAATCCATGCTTCAGCATTATTCATCATATGCCAATATCCACTCTTGACATTAGATCCGTACGCCCAATTAATTAGGCCGGGCTTCTCTAAAGTCCAAGTTGGCATTCCGGCAGGAACATCTTTCCCTGTGGCAAATCTAACTAAATTAGCCCAAATTCTTTCGGCAGAATGGCCGCCTGTTCCAACCTGAATAAGACGATCGTTCTCTTCTACCCATTGTTTAAAACCTTCATCCCGATCATCTTCAAATAAATTTACTTCTTCTCCAGTTAATTTGCGTTCTTTATTTCTTAATTTCACAAAATAAGATAATCTTTGATTACTTGAGCCATTTAATGTGGCATTTTCAGTTCTAAAATCAGTAATTTTTTGCTTTGCGCCCTGCATAGTAATCGGTGCCTGCGTAGTTTCCGTACCAATTCTAACAATACCATATTTCGCCACAAAATCATGTATTGTTATTTCTAAATTTCCTGCGCCACCCTTTTTATATTGTCCATTAAGAGAAAAATTTCCGACAGTTCTTATTTTTGCTTTTGCTTTGTAGCCAATAATTTCATCATTATCATTTCGTATAGCTTCCGAAAGCTTGCACATTCCCTTTTGAGTGACAATTTTACTATAACTTTCATCGCTTGAATTACTTATTTCATAAACTGTATGATCTTGATCATAAATTGGCCCCAAAATCATCAAATCCTCTGCGCTCTTCCATCCGCTAATTTCGTTTACATTTTCATTAGCTAATTCTCTAGGCAAAAGAATTCCTCCGTCCTCAGTAGAATATAATTTTATTTCATAGGATGCCCACATTCCTTTAAAAAAGTCAGGAGTATTTTTATTTACGCCGCTTTTCGCAGAATCGGAAATAAAATCAAGTTCAATTTCAGTTATGTTATTATATAAAATTTTTTCTTTATATAGATTATATACAACAAGATCAATTACGTATTTGGCATTACCGTCGTAATTGCCAGAACTATCTTTAAATATGTCTAACTCAGATTGACTAGGCAACCTTTTAGTAATGTCTGTCCATATTTCTTTTATCTGCAATTCATTTAAAATTTCATCATGATCAATAATTGAATCAGGAAGATATCCTTCGGCAACATATTTTGATATTTGCGCAAGATCAATTTCTTCTTCTTCCCAATTTTCATCGTAACGCGGAATATTGCCTTGATTGTTATCAGTTAAAGATATATAATTTTTAGGAAGCTCTTCTGCCGAATGAGTATATTTAACTTTGTCGTGCATTGCATAGTTGGTAGTTTCGCTCCAGTCTACATAAGCACCTTCTATATTACCTCTTTGCAAATCTGTTAAATCTGAAATATTATTTGCTTCAGTTGTCCATATAGTATAATTCACCAATACAGGAACCCCGCACTCCTTAAGAGTTTGATAAGATAAATCCCCGCCAAAAACTGAGCTGCTAGCATTTATTGTTGCAGATATATCTGTTGGCTTACCTAGTTGAACTGGAAAATTTATTCTTGGTGCAGGAATTAATTCTAAAGATTTAGTTAAATAATCTTGATATAAATCGTTTACTCCTTCATACCAAGGATATAATTTAACCAAAGCCTCCTTAGATGGTTCCGAAACAATCCAAGTCTTTATTTCTGTTTTTATTTCATTGGATGTATCCCAAATTAATTTTATATTTCCATAAATCCAAGTATCAGTTGATGCCACCTTAATTGACCCCATGGCCGTATTCTTTACATTACTCCAAGATAATTCATTACCTTCGTGATCTGCAAGATAGCTATTTGTAATTGATTCGTCGGGATTTCCAAACATTATATCAATATAACTTTCTTCAAAAGGGTCAATAACATTAGATCCATTCTTTTTTATATATTTATCAATAACAAAATAATTTGCAGCAATAATAGCAGAAGATCCATCTGATATAGCTTGATTTGATGATGAATCTGTTTTTGCTTTTTGAATACTTCCGTTACTATATTGAGTATACCGTTGACCATTATCAATTCTAGTAAACGTTTGCAATCCATTCTCATATTTGTCAAGCGAAACCGCAACTCCATTTAATTCTAATTCTATAAGCTTATGATCCGGAATAACAATTATATTATTTGCGCCCCTAATTCTTCGCGGCAATAGTTTTACATCATTATTATAAATTTCTTTATACTGCCCAGATTCTTGAATTGAAGTGACAACATCAGATACCGTTGATTGCGCAAGTAAAGAGCTTATATCCTCAGATCCCCCAACTTCTCTATTCAATAGATCCAAATACAATATATTAACAAGCCTTTGGTCAGGCGCTTGCTGCAAGAAGGCGGTGCTATTAAAAATAGATTCAATTAAATTTTCAGTTTTCCAACCCTGCACTGCCCCAAAATTATTTAAATATTTCGTTTTTGTATCAGCATCAATTGATGTGCCCATTATGTCTTGGTATATGGACTCAATATTAGTGTCAGTCAAATCTTCTGAACCATCAATTGCTGTGGGTCTATATGTTTCCCCGAGACTTGTTTTTCCTAATATACTAAAATAGTAATCTCCATCCAAAAAAGACAAAGAATCAACGTTTGCATTTTCTCCTCCAACATTTTCTACTATTATTCTTTTTCTTTGATTTGTTTTCCACAACAAAGAATCCTCTGGCGTCGCCATAGTAACAAACTCTTTCATTAGTATTTCGGCAGGAAGCGTCGG